ATCAATAGAGCAGGTAGTAGCACGGGTTGAATCCCTGCGCTACCGTAATCACGAACGTGATGCCCGTAACCTTGACGTACTTGCTGTCCGTAAGGGAAAGATTGCTCAGGTTTATCCTAACTTTTTTCCAGAGGGCGTTGATGCAAACGTAGTAGCAAACTTTATTGACATTGTTGCTCGTGACTTATCTGAAGTTATGGCTCCGCTTCCAGCGGTTAACTGCTCTGCAGCCAATCAAGTATCTGATAGAGCACGTACCTTTGCTGACAAGCGTACTCGTATTGCCTCTAACTACTTCCAACACTCAGACCTAGCAGTACAAATGTACTCAGGTGCTGACTGGTATATCACCTATGGTTTCGTCCCGTTCATTATTGAATTAGACGATGAAGCAAAACTGCCACGTATTCGCATAGAAAATCCTATTGGGGCTTACCCAGAATTCGACCGCTATGGACGCTGTGTGGCATTTGCTAAGCGATACTCTATGACACTTGGTGAACTGGTATCTCAGTTCCCAGAGTATGATAGAGAACTTCTTGGGCAAGAGGGCTACAAGCAAGACCTAAATGCAACAATTGAGATGGTTCGTTATTACGATAAAGACCAATCTATAATTTATGTACCACGTAGAGAGAATTTAATTCTTTCTCAGGCTGCTAACCCTCTTGGTAAGATGATGGTTGTTGTTGCACGTAAGCCATCTATTGATGGTGAACTACGTGGACAGTTTGATGACGTGCTTGGTATCCAGTTACTGCGTAACCGATTTGCATTACTTGCAATGGAAGCAGCAGAAAAATCTGTACAAGCACCTATCGTACTTCCACAAGATGTGCAAGAACTACAACTTGGTGGAGATGCTGTTATTCGTACAGCCAACCCAGCAGGTGTACGTCGTGTAGAACTTACTCTTCCACAGGGTGCATTTACTGAGCAGAATATTCTCAATCAAGAACTTCGTGTTGGTACACGCTATCCTGAATCTCGTACTGGAAACATTAGCCAATCAGTTGTTACTGGTCAAGGCGTTCAGGCTCTTATGGGAGCATTTGATACACAGGTTAAATCAGCACAAGCAATTTTTGCTGCAACACTTCGGGACATTATTCAAATCTGCTTTAATGTAGATGAAGTAATTTATCCACAAGAAAAAACAATTCGTGGAGTAGATTCGGGTTCACCTTATGAAATTACTTACAAGCCAACTAAAGACATCAAGAATGATTACTCTGCTGATGTTCGCTACGGTATGCTTGCTGGTCTTAATCCAGCACAAGGTCTTATCTTTATGCTTCAAGCACTTGGAGGAAAACTCATCAGCCGAGATATGGCAATGAGAGAACTACCATTTACAGTTAACGTAACACAAGAATTAGAAAAGATTGAAATTGAGGATATGCGCGGTGCGCTACTCGGTTCACTTACGGCATACACACAAGCAATTCCACAGATGGCTACTCAAGGTCAGGATGCTTCTGAAGTCGTACGTAAGATTGCTGCGGTTATCAAGGCTCGTCAAAAGGGTCAAGCACTAGAAGACGCAATTGAAGCCACATTCGCTCCGCAGCAACAGGTCCCTCCTGTTGGAGCACCACAATCGGTTGAGCAAATGTCCCCTGCTCCTGAGGCTGCTCCAGCAGGAGGCGCTCCTTCTCCAGAAATGATGGGCGGCGGTGCTCCTGCACAAGCAGAACAACCAAGTATTCAAAGTCTTCTTTCATCACTCAGTGGTGCATCAGGGCAAGGAAACGCATCAGTAAGAACAACTACACGTCGATAAAAAGGTAAGGGACAATGACAACAATCGTAGGCGTACAGAACGCAGATGGTTGCGTCATAGCAAGTGATTCACGTGTAGCAGAGGGTGGAAAGATTTACACACACCCGAAGATGGTAAAAGGAATTGAACGTGGTAGTTACCTTATTGCGGGTGCTGGTGACTATCGTGCTCTACAAGTAATCCTTCACGGATGGCAACCACCGCTTGTAAATGCAAAAGCAAAACAAAATCTTTATGAGTTTGTTATTAACAAAGTTGCACCGTCACTTAAAGCAACATTGATTGAAGCAGGAATTGATTTCAAAAGTTCAGACAGTTCTGACGATAAATTTGAATTACAAATTCTTATTGCTATCAATGGAATAATACTTGAAATTGACAGTGACTTTGCGGTAGCAATGAATGACACAAATTTTTATGCAATTGGTTCAGGCGGAGATTATGCACTTGGTGCATTACACGCTGGGGCATCTGTATTAGATGCAATGAGAATTGCAGCACTTAACAATAATGCAACATCGGCTCCATTTCATATACTTAAACAAGAGATTAATTAGGAGAAACAATGGCTGGAAAACCAGGACGCAGCGGTGGCGCTAACGGCGGACCTCAGTACAACCCAGCAAATGTCAATGGTATGGGCGGCAACGGACAATCAGGACGTGGCTACACAGGTTTTGCCTATGGACAGAACCAAGCATTGGCAGAACAACAGTCTGCTGCTCCTATGGCAAAAGCACCATCACTGACTGGAACAACAGCATCACCTATTTCAATGGCAAGCAACCTTCCGCAAGTAACTCCAATTACTGCTCCAACAGAACGACCAGAAGAGCCAGTAACTACAGGCATTGCTATGGGACCAGGAGCAGGACCAGAAGCACTCACACTTCCTGGTGCAGGTGACACGAGCGAAGATAAGCAGCGTTTGCTTTCTTATCTTCCAGCACTCGAAGTCGCAGCACAGAGCCCTAACTCCTCGCAAGCCTTCCGCAATTATGTGAGAGTGTTAAGGGCTACTCTTTAATGGCATTTCAACCAACGCAAAAAACAAAAACTGGTTCAGCATTTTATACTATTGGTGCGTTCAATCAATATTATAATAGCGACAAAAAACCTCAGTCATTGGTGCTGCCTTTAGATTTTGGAACATCTGTTCCTCCTATGGCACGTACAACTGCTGCATTTCAAATAGAAAAAAAAGAAACCCAAGACCCTAATGCTCCAAAAGAACCTGGCTTCTGGGGAAAAATATTTGCTGGTATGGAGAAGGCTTATAACTTTGCAAGCCAGGCTGTTTCATTTGGTTTAACTCTTGATGAAAAGACTAACCCAATTTGGCAGGGTGGTTTTAATGTCGATGGAGTAAAAAAAGCCTGGGACGGTTCTCGAAACATTTCTCCTGGACAAGCAGTAATGCGTCAGTTCGGTCAAGTCGTTGACCCATTTGATGATGTATTTAATGGAATTGTTAAGACTGTTAGTGGCGGAAAACTTTCTGGTACAGAAAAGTTTATGCAGGACCACATTCTTTTTGCAGCAAATGACTTTGATATCTTTGATAAGAACCAACGCAAGGAAGCATTTAGCAACCAAGCAGTTGGTCGCATAGGTTCCTGGAGTACAGATGTTGTTGCTCGATTTGTAATTGACCCAACTATCTTTGCAGGTAAAGCAGTCAAGGCTTACAAGGGAATTTCTACTGCAGTTAAAGGCACAAAAGAATTGCGTGCTATCTTGGCTGGAGAACAAACTGGATTTAAGGCTAATAAGGTAAAGGCTACATTTGAGTCGTTTCTTGAAAATACTGACAATATGGATGAGGCTGACCTATTCCGAGTCAAGGCTATTCGTGAATCTTCTAATCCTGCTTCATTATCTAGTTTACTTGCTGATGCAAACAAAGAAACAGATAAACTGCTACGTCATCAACTTAAAGCAGATATTATTCTTTCTGCTCAAGGTGACCCTGTTGCATACAAGCGTCTTACAGAAACAAGCGAAATACTTGCTACCAAATTAGGTAAACTCCGTGATGAAGTTTCAGATGTTAAGTATCTGGGTTCAGGTGTTGACAAGGCAACGGGTAACCTTACTTTTGATTTAGTAAATAATGGCACAGATATTGATGCAGCAAATATTCTTATCAAGCAATATGATGACGAACTAGCAGAAATTCATAAGCGACTTTCCGCTGAGGCTATACTTGACCCTAATGTTGTACCAACAATAGATAATATCTCTGCATTTCGTCAGAAGTTCTCTAACAGTCAAAGTTTTATTGACATACGCGCAACTGCTCCAGGAACATATGTTTCATCTGTTGCCCCTTGGGGTGCACGTGTTCTAACTGGATTTTTCTACAAGCGTCCTAAGGGATGGATTGACTTTAACGATAACCAATCTGTACAAACAATTGACAATATGCTCTCTCGCGTACGTGGTGTATCTGACAAGCAGGTAGCAAACTACAGCGCGAAGATTGATGACATTAAGGCACAACTTAAGGCTGGCGTTAAAGATGACACAGCCCGTGGCGTTAGTGCTGCAGATGTTAAGAACACACTTGAGTCACAGTTAAAGAACCTTGAAGATGACCTTGCCAAATCTCGTTTTTCTGTAGAGCGCAAAGATGCGCTTTTTGCCAAATATGCAAAAACTGTAGATGTTAATGACCGTGCTCGTGTATACCAGGAAATTGAAGCAGAAGTCTTTAGTACAGTTGCTCGTCAGTATGGATTTAGTGACGATGCTGTAAAGAAGGCTTGGTCAACGTTTCAAGATGGTCGCGTAAGTGCACAGAATCTTATTCGTGAGCGTGTATACACAGGTTCAGTCGCTGCTGCATCAAAGGCTTCAACAAAGCCAATTCTTGGCGCAGAAGGTGCAATGTATATTATTCCTGCACCACTTATGGAAACACAGTTAGCACATCAATTGCCAACTCTTGACATTGAGCAGATGTATCGCTCACTAAATAAGTTTACTCGTGGTGCTCGTATCGATAAAGGCGGAAGAATCTACAAGACAACTTCCAAGAGTCGTGAAGTGGGAACCGAACTTATCGATGGGCTAGACTCATTGATTAAGTTTGAAGTTCTTGCACGTGTTGGTTATCCAGTACGTAACGTAACTGAAGGATTGATGCGTACTCTGGCTGTTGCAGGACCTATGGCTATTATCAAGGCAGCATCTACAGGTTCTAATAATCTTGTTGCTAACCGATTTGTAGGCTCAACGTATCAGGATGTCTTTAAGTGGAGCAATACAGTCAAGATGAAAACAAAGCGTGCTGAACTTGTTTCTGAAAGAACAATATCAAACAACGTAGATTTAATTGACCAACAGATTGCAGACATAGACAATATGCTTGTCAATCCAGGTAAGGTTAAAGACAAGTACGGTATGGGTCTTAACCAAGTTGACGGTATTTTATACCAGGATGCACTAGGTGCAACCCGTGAACAAGCAGATGCAATCTCTGCTCAGTTTGTTAAGAACGCTGCAAGGATTATGGATGATACATTTGTAGAATCACATAGAAAACTTAGCCGTGCATATGAAACAACTGGTGACTTTGTTACAATTACTGGAGATAATCCAGGCTGGGTTGCGGGGTATGAGCGTGTTATTAACCGCCAACTGCGTAACTCAAAAATTACATCTCAACTTCTTGCTGGTAAAAGTGTCGACGAAGTAGAGCAGTTCTTACTTAAGACACCAGAGGGTCGCAATATTATGCGTAACCTTGGTATGGGTCGTGAGGCTCGTGACATTGTTGAGGCTAATGCAATTAACATTGACAGCCTATTCCCACGTGGAACAGAAGGCTTGAAGGAGATTGCTGCCACTCGTCGGATTACTGCTGATGATATTGAAAAGTTCTTTGGAACTGGAACAGCAGGACGACCACCCGTTAACGGTGCTCAAATTGGCGCAGCCAATGGAACAAGTGCTATTGCTAATGCATTTAGTGGAGTTCTTGAAGGATTCTATAAATATGCTGGCGAGATACCTGAATCAGCGTTAGTTCGTAACCCATTATTTGTAGACCTTTATCGCACTCGCGTAGAAGCATCTATCCGAAATGCAATTGAAACATATCCAGGAGAGACAATTCCTCCTGCGTATCTACGCAAACTAGAAGGTTCAGCACGTCAATGGGCAAGAGCAGAAATGCGCCGCACTCTCTACGATACATCTGAGCGTGTAGACTCAGCAACTGCAGTTAAGTACATCTTTCCTTTCTTTGGCGCATTCGCTGACGTAGCAAGCAAGTGGGGTCGCATCCTTGCAGATGACCCAAGCAAGTTGCGTATTCTTGAAACCACATACAACTCACCTGACCGTATGGGTATCACAGAAGAGCGCGAAGGTAGAACCTATATCAACATTCCTGGTGAGTGGGCTAAGCGTATGAAGTTGGGTGACCGCCCACTATCAGTACCTAAAGCATCACTTAACCTCATCTTCCAAGGTGGAGCGTGGTGGAACCCAGGTGCTGGTTGGTTCGTACAGTATGGTGCATCAGCATTACTGAAGCAAGTTTCTCAATTGGAACAGAATGCATTGATGAACGAAATCCTTCCCTATGGTCCAGATGGTACTGGTTGGAAAGACTTAGTTCTACAAAGTGCTGGACTTCGTAAGTTATTTGCTCTTGGCAACGAAGCAGACCCAATGCGTTCTAACCTTACAGTTACTATTGCTATGGAAGAGAACCATAAGTACGATGTTGGACTTCGTGATACGGCACCAACAACAAAAGAAATTAATGATAGGGCTTTAGGTATCCTCGCAATGGAGGCAACAAGCCGATTTATTCTTCCTTTTGCCACAAACACTAAGTCTCCTTATCAGTTCTATATTGATGAGTACCAGAAGTTGCGCCAAGAAGACTCAGCAAATGCAGCAGATAACTTCTGGAAAAAGTATGGAGATGATTACTACATCTTCACAACTAGCCGTTCTAAGAATAACACTGGTGTTAATGCATCTATTGAGGCTGACAAACGTGCTACAGAACTTAGTGACCTAATTGCCAAGAACCCTGAGTATGGTTGGTTTGTAGTAGGAGATGCCAACAACGGTGCCTTCTCATCTACCATCTATAAGAAGCAACGCGAACAAGCAGTTGCTCCTGGTAGCACAACTAAGTTCCGTGAGTCTCAAGACCCTTACAAGGCTATTGCTTCTACACGGGCAACATTGGGCTGGGATACTTACAACAAAGGCAACGACTATATTGAATCACAGCGCATTGCTCGTGGCTTGAAGAGTCTTAACTCAAAGGGTGCAGAAGACTTACTCGCAGCAAAGCAACAGTTTATTGCTGAACTATCTGCCGAGAATCCAGACTGGGCAACTGCACGAGGAAAGATTGATACCAACAAGGTAGATAACTTCTTAAAATTTGCTAAAGAAATGACACTTGACAAGCGTACTGCTAAGCGTCCAGATATAAAGGCTGTTGCAGATTACTTTGCAGGACGTGAATACATTCGTGGATTACTTGCTCAACGTAAGAGTCAATCATTGGATAACACTGAGAACCTTGATATTAAGGAAAAATGGGACTCATTCATCGGTGATTTGATTGATGAAAATATTACATTTGGCAGAGTATATACACGCATACTTGAAAATGATGATTTAAGGAAGGGTTTCTAATGAGCGGAGCACTTGATAAACTACTTGGTGGAAACACTACTGGTAATACTACCAGCGGAGACACTGGTTATGTAAACAAGGTTTACCTTGGTTCTACTCCTATAGTTAAGGGCAAGAAAGTTATGTCGCCTACTGGAACTCAGTACACACAGGCTACTACGGGTGGAGATTTAACAAGTCCTATAGCCGATGCAAAGAAAGACTTCTTCTCTTGGGATGATAAGAAGTTAAACTCTTTCATCTCTCGCTTAAATTCTTATGGTTATAAGAATGTCTCACGCATTACAGCAAAAGCAATGTGGGATATGGCGGTTGATGGTGCGTCTACTTGGTATGCAGGTTCTGCTGGCACACAGAAGATTACACCTGACCAGTACTTACAATGGTACTCAAAAGGTCAAGGTGCTACCGCTGAGAGACTTCCACAGAAGCAGGTTTATCTTTATGATAACGATGCCATCAAAGGAATCATTGACGACACCCTTACTAATGTCTTAGGACGTAAGGCTACTGCAGATGAGAACAAGCAGTTCTTCATAAAACTAAAGGATATGATTAACGAGGGAAGAGTAACAACCACAGAAACAAAGGTTGTTAAAGGCAAGAAGATGAATGTTTCTACAACAACTCCTGGTTTTAGCCAAGAGGCTGCTGCACGTGAGATTGAGAAGCAGATTAAATCAGGTACCGCAGGTCAAAAAGAAGATTACCTTCAGAAGAAGAGCCTTGACTTCGCTGACTTCTTATCACAATTGGGGGGCTAATCAATGGTTGACACAAATACAATTGCTGGTATTACGGCAGCATCTGCTGCTGATGCAGAACTTAATGCCAATAAAGTAGCAGCACAAGCATTTGGAATTACTGAAGCACTTATCAAGCAGTATCCAGAACTTGCTCAGGTATGGGAACTATTCCTTGCTGGCAATCTAACTGATGCAAAACTTGCTTACTACAACACAAGTTATTATCAGAATTTATCATCTATATCTAAGAACCGTAGCGCACTTAAGGCTACGCAAAAGGGTGTGTATGACCAGCAATTAGAATCATATCGTCTATCACAAAAGAAGCGATTGATTGCTAAGGGTATTAATCTTGACGATACATCATTTAATTCTATTACTGAGAATGCATTTGAACTTGGTATGGATGATAACCAACTAGACCTTAAGGCTATTGGTGCATTCACTGGCAGACTAGGTGGAACACCACTAGGCACGGTGCAGAATCTTAAAGAATATGCTAACTCTTTTGGTATGTCATATCAAGATAAAGACTTTGATTCTTGGTCACGCAACATCTTCTCAGGTACTACAACAGTAGAAGACCTACAAGCAAAGATTCGCACTGATGCAGCATCTGCCTTCCCTGGCTATGCTGACCAGATTAATAAGGGCGTAAGCGTTGATGCTCTGGCATCCGCATATAAATCATCTATGGCTAACATCCTAGAAATTGACCCTGATTCAATTGGATATAACGACCCAACATTGCGTCGTACATTGCAGGCTATTGGCACAGATGGTAAGCCAACAACTAAACCATTGTGGCAATTTGAAAAGGAACTCCGTATGGACCCTCGTTGGGAATATACCAACAATGCCCGTAATAGTATTGATTCTTTATCCTTAAAGGTTCTTCGTGATTGGGGTCTAGCATAATGGCACGTTATAATCCAGAGTTAATGCAACTCGATGATGGAGCCACTGGCGCACCAAGAGTCGCTGGACCACGTACAGATGTAACTCAAGTTACCGCAGAAGATGTTAAAGCCTCACTTGATAAAGCAGCAATAGACCTTGGTCTTGACCCACGTGCTGCACAGTTTGAAGAAACTGAAATATTTTATCCAACGGGTGGCGGAACGCCAGTTGCTGGTGCCTCTTCAGCAGATGCTGAATATTTTATGAGCAATGGTTTTACTGCTGGCAGTTTACCAAGAAAGTACCAAGGGTTATTTGGCACTGATTCAAATATTATTGGCTGGAGAGTAGTATCAAATCCAGATGGAACTAAGTCAATTGAAGTTGCAACCCCACAAGGTGATGTTGATGGTGGACTAAGTTTTTCAAGATATGGCGCAACTTTCAAAGAAGATGACTTTGGTAATGTTTCTGCATTCGCTACGGGTAGCACTACAACTGGCATAAAATCTAACACAGGAACATTTGGGCAGTCAGAAGTTGATGCAGCATACAAGGCTGGTCAGGCTGCTACTGCAGCAATTGTTGCTGCTAAAGCAACGCAAGAACGTGAATCAATTATTAAGGTTCTCCAAGACCGCTTTTCTAAGTATGGTCTTACAGGTCTTGCCAATAAGATTAAAGAACTTGCCATTGATGGAGCAACTGAAGCAACTATTACTTTAGGACTTCAAGCAACTGATGAGTACAAGATGCGCTTTAAGGCTAACGAAATTCGTCAAAAGAATAACTTATCTGTTCTACAGCCAGCAGAGTATCTCAATCTTGAAGATGGATACCGTCAAGTATTGCGTGCTTATGGATTAAAGCAATTTGACAACGATGAATACGTCCAGCAGTTTATTGCTAATGATGTATCAGCAGCAGAACTATCTAATCGAGTTGTAACAGCAGTCCAGCGTGTACAAAATGCTGACCCTGCGATATCAAAACAACTACGTGATTTCTATGGAATTGGTTCTGGCGACTTAGTTGCATATGTACTTGACCCACAACAGCAGTTTCAAAAGATTGAACGTCAGGTTGCAGCATCAGAGATTGGTGTAGCAGCAGGTCGTCAAGGACTTAGTGTTGGTGTTGGAGTTGCAGAGCAACTAGCAGCACAGGGAGTATCAATGGCTGAGGCTCAAAAGGGTTATGCAACCATTGCAGATATTCTTCCTACCGCTGAAAAACTATCAGCAATCTATCGAGATAGTAGTGGCGTAACTTATGGTCAGTCAAGTGCAGAACAAGAAGTATTTAACTCTCTTGCCTCAGCACAACGTGCTCGTCAGAAACTAACTGGACTCGAAGTGGGAACATTTGGCTCAAAGGCTGGTACTAATACTGTATCCCTAACTAGCGGAAAATCTGCAGGACAAATATAAAATAGATTCCTATGTGACCGACCAGCCCACATAGCGTAGAAGACTGGTAGTAAGAGCCAGGCTAGTTCCCCGACTAGAATCTGAGGCTTGCGATTCAAACGAATAGAAGGGTGGGTTGCTATGAGCAACAACTACTGGGATGA